GCCCGCCTGGTCCAGCTCGGACGATGACCGCACGCGCGCCACCGACCACAGGATGTCGCGGTACGCCGCGTCATCCATGCCGAGCTGCTTCTTCGCCATGTGGATCGTGGCGAGGTCGCGGCGGCGCTGGTCGGTGGGGTAGCGGTTCATGTCAGTAGCCGATCTTCACCAGCTCGATGCTGGTGCAGGTTTTGCGGATGTGGCGGCAGAATGCCTTGGCGTTCGGCCAGTGCGGCCAATAGTGCGACGAGGTCTTTTTAGAATCAGCAGCAGCTTTGTCGCGCTCATCCTTGTTGAAGTATTTGCTCTTGGCCTGCTTTGCCAGCAAGGCACGGAATTTGGCGCTGAAAACGAACCGCTTCTTCTCCTGGTGAAATTTCAACGGGATCTCGCTGCCATTCTTGTTGAACAACCACTCACCACGGATATAGCCATCGACGTAGATAGTCACGACTAGCGTCATCTTATTTTTCTCGACTTGTGCGGATACCTTGTACCCATCACATAGCATATCCACGCGCCCCATGAGGCCGCTGAGTTGTTTCTCGATCTCTGCCCACTGTTCTTTGGTGATTGCCATGTGCTTCACCCCGCAAAGTGCTTGTTGTGGATACGCTCGATGATCTCAACCTGTTTCCCAGTGAGCTCCAGCGCCTTGGATTTATCCCTGTGCAGGTACTTGTCGTAGACCGAACGGATGAAGCTGTCTTCCCATTCGGTTACGTCCTTGGTGCCGCACAGGCCGCTGATGCGAACGATCATGTTTGCGATGCTGATAGATTGGCTCATGCCGTTCCCCTCTGTACCTTATGCCAGCGGTTGAACACCCTACGCAGGGTGTAGCTGCGCAGGATGCTGATGACGGTGTAGATCACGCCCAGGGCGATGTTCTGCGCGGCGCTGATCTGCCAGCCGAACAGCGGGAACACCAGCATGTTGAGCAGGAAGTTGATGCTGAAGCCGACTACCACGTTGATGAGGGCTTCGTAGGCGGAGTGGGTGCGGGATTGGCTCATATCAGTGCTGAGGCTCCCCGTTGATGATCTTGACAGCTTCATCCAGTGCGCCAGCCACGTCGGCGATCATCATGGCGTAGTTGGCGAGATCGACGGCCTTCCTGATTTTGGCGTCTGCGTGCAGCCTGACCTGTTGTTCCAGGATCATGCAGGTAGCAAATGTGCGCACCATCAGGTGGTCGCACGTCGCGCTCTTCCACGAGTCACCTCCGCGATCCGCATCCTTCTCGCGCAGCCGTTCTTCCATCAGCAGCGCAAAGGCCAGCACTTCGGGGCGGAGTTCTTGGACTTGGAATTTCATTTGGCTACTCCCCAGTTAAATACGACCTCGTATGTCGCATCGTTGAGCTGATTGATACTCAGGATGCTCACGTGCGGCGAGTTTGCGATGTACTTCTGCGCCGCGCGCTCGACCGCCGTCTTGGCGTCTGATGTACACGACCCGGTCGCCTTGTGAATACGGGCAAAGTAGGTTCCGCAAGAAAAGCTAACCTTGGCCGTCATCGACAACGGCTGTGCAATTCTTTTTGGCGTTTTAGGTGCCGCCATAAATCCAGCGGGCCCGATCATGCTGCCACCTCATCCATAGCGCCCTTGAGCAGAGCATCGACGATCTTGTCCACTTCGCTGGCCGGGTCGCTGATGAACGCGACATCGGTATCGCTGGTGACGGTGACGCCGACCTTCTTGAGCGTGGCGGCGTCGCAGGTGTTCAGACCTTGCTTGCTGGGCGATTCCTTGGTGTCGATCAGGTTGTCGGCCAGCTCCGGGAAGTGCTTCTTGATCAGCTTGATGGTCTGGTCCGGATTGGCGATGTCGATCTTGCCGGGCAGTTTTTTGAAGCCCAGCTTGACGTTGTGCAGCACCACCGACTTGGGCTTCTTGAACAGCTCGGCCGATTCGCTCACCGACGCCAGCAGGTCGTCGCCGGTGGATGTGGCGGTGGCCACGAGCTCGCGCAGCTTCTTCAGACGCTTCTGCTTCACGGCCTCGATCTCGGCGTTGAGCAGGACGACTTGGTTGGTCAGGGCCAAGCGCGCAGCGGCGTGGGTCTTGGCTTTGATTTCGATTTCTTGCATGGTTGGCACGGTGGTTCTCCTTGTTGGGTTGGTTATTTGAAAATTGCCCACACGATCCAAGCGATGGCGCTTACGACGCTGACCGGTATAAGTGCGAAAAGATTGCCGATGCCGCTGAACATGCCGCCACCGTCATCGACGATGAAGAGCGCCCAGAACACGCCGATGAGCGTGATGGCGAGGGGTATCCAGTGGGATGAAAAAGTAATGGTCATGGCTGATCTCCTTTAAGTCGGCACGTGAAGCTGCCCCAGCAGATCGGGCAGCGGGATGCGGCGCAGCCGGGATTCGAGGCCGAGGCTGTGCATGGCGCGGCGGCGCAGAAAGGTGCAGGTCTCTTCCAGCTCTTCCGGCGTGGCGGCGATGTAGTAGCCGTGCCTGGGCGTGCCGCAGACGGCGAGGCCTTCGTCGCGCAGGTCGCTCACCATCGTGCGCACGTGGCGCTCGTTGGCGCCGATCTGGCGGGCGATGTCTTTGACGCCGATGCCGTTGCCTTTGCCGATGTGGCGCGACAACAGGGTGACGAGCTGGTCATTGGTTTGCATCGTTGAAACCTCCTTTGATGAGTGCCTGTTTAACGGCGGCAGGCATGGGTTTGCGGGGGGTGGCGGGTGCGGCGGGTGCGGTTGGCGCGGGCTGTGCCGGTGCCGGTGCGGGTGCTCCGCCCACCGGCGTGCGGCCACCGCGCGCGGCTTCGATCTGCGCTTCCTTCTTGGCCTCAGCCTTCTCGCTGAAGCCCGCGATGATGGTGAGCAGGTAGCCGTGGCCTTTGAGTGGCAGGGTGAGCGCGTCACGCTTGGCCAGCATCTCGGTCATGGCCATCACCCAGTAATCTTGCGGGGCAGACCAGATGCGGCCGCCGCGCTCGATCTTGGCTTCGGCGATCATGGGTAGCAGTTCGCGCAGGAGGTTGGCCACGCGGTCGAACGAGAGCTGGCGCTGCGCCGGGCGGAACAGGCCGAGGTATTGCACCAGCAGCTTGCCCAGCGGCGCGGGGATGGCCAGCGCGGTCATGACGGCCTCGCGCGCGCCTTCGTTGCCCAGCAGCACGTCCAGGCTGGCAACAGCGCCGCAGGCTGGGCAGGTGGTTTTCATGCCTGCTCCCCAGGGAAATAGCGGCATTCCCTGCTTTCGCCTTTCTTGTGCACGCGACCACGCTTGATCAACGATTGAATTGAGTCGTATATCTTCTGCGCTTGCCGCTGCGTGTCGTCGGGCCAGATGTGCTTCCGGCAGATCTCCGCCGCGTTCATGCCAGGCTGCGCGGTGATCAGGGTCAGCACGTTTTCTGTGAAATCGGAGGTCCTGCGAACAACCCGTCTCGCCGCCTGCTTGGGTGTCGTGGGATTCTTGGGCGCCGCCTGCTTGCCGTAGCGCTGGGGCTGGCTGGGTGCGTTGCCCGCAATCCACCACACGACAGACTCGCTGCCGCCCTTGATGATCTTGCAGCAGCAGACTTCGCGCGCCTGGTACATCTCCATCAGCACCGCTTCGACACGCCTGCGGTGGTGGCCTTTAGTCAGCACCACGGTGTCCACCGGCTTCTGCGCGGAAGAGCCGGACAGCGCTGCGCGGATCTCGTTTTTCAGGTCAGCGAGCATGGCCTGCCCCCCTTGCGTTGTAGAGGAAGGCGATGCCGGACATCATGTCGGCCTCAAGCACCGCCACGGTGTCCTTGTCGATCTCGCCAGCCGTGTGCAAGCCGATCAGGTAGCCCTGCAGGCGTCCGACCGCTGCGTGGGTTTCTGCCTCGCTGCCGAATGCAACAGCCTGGCTGATGCCGTTGCGCAGAAAAAGCATGGCCTCGTATTGCTCGTGTTGGACCAAGCGGCTCATGCTGTCCTCCCGGCGTTGTGCGGGTTCGGCGCAGGAACCGCCCACTTGATCTGGCAGCCGAAGCGGAACACCCAGCCGGTGCGGCGCTCACCCCACTCGCCGCGCTCGTAGGCGTGCACGATGTCGTCGAAGCGGTCACACATGGCGCTATGCTTGACGATGATGCACGGTTGCGCGGTGTCGCCCCCGACACGCAGCACCTTGATGCCGTTGACTTGGAGCCAGCGCACGCAGTAGCCGGCCACCTGCGCGATCTGTAGGCGTTCGACGGCGTTCATGGCTGTATCCCCGCAACCAGTTTTGGGTATTGCCGCACGTCGCAGCGCAGGATTCCGCCGTCTCCGCTGTCGATGCCGATGGCGCGGCCGTTGAGGCATTGGGCGAACGCTTCGTTGGTGGCTTGCAGGTCGGCGTGGTGCTGCATGAATGCGCTCGCCTGTTCGGCGATGCCGGCCAGCACCAAGGCAACCACGGCGGCGACTAATGCCCAGTGCAACGGCGCACTGCGCCGTTCGAGGTCGGCCATGATGGCGTTCTCCTGCTCTGCTTGCTGTTCTGCGCGGATGCGCGGTGCGTGGTCGATCATCATTTACCTCCCTTGTGTTGGCAGCTTTGGCAGGCGCGCCACTGGCGCATGGCCTGCGGGCTGCTGGTGGGCGTGCCGGCGGTTGATGTGGTGCGGCAAGTCGCATGGGTGATCTCAATGCCGGTGTGCGGGCAGGTGATGCGGGCATACAGGCCCGTCACCTTGGCGGCAATCTTGTCGGTCTTGGCCGGATACTTGTCGGCCAGCACCAGGGAGATGGTGGTGCGCGATACGGCCAGTTCATCCGCCACGGCCTGATTGCTGGATGCCGCCACCTTGGCGCGCAGGAGGGTTAGCCAATCCATAGTTGGGGTCATATCGCCACCTCGGTCTTGGTGTTGGGGTCGTAGACGGTGCCGCGATCAGGCCGCCAGACGGGCGCTTCCGGGCCGCTGTCTTTTTCGTCGGTGAGCCACCAGCGTTTGTAGCCGTTGCTGGTGAGCGATGTACCGGCCTCGCGCTTCGGCAGCTCGATCAGATAGCCCGCCTTGGCCAGCGCCCGCACGTACTTCTGCACGTTGCTGGTCATGTCGCCACTGGTCTCATCGGCCACGAGAGCAATGATCTCGGGCACGCTGAACTTGCGACGCAGGCGGATGGCACGCCAGATGCGGATGCGGGCGGTGTTCTTCCAGACGCGCTTGCCGTTTTGCTGCTTGTCTTTTGGGCCGGAGCGGTACCGCGCACCGGATTCCAGCGCCTCGATGCCCGCCTTGGTGATGGTGTGGCAGCCTTCGTCCGTCTTTTCGAGCAAGCCGCTGCCGCGCAGCAGGCGGCAGGATTGCTGCACCTGCCGCTTGCTGAGCGAGGTGAGTTCGAGCAGGCGATCTTCGGTGATGCACTCGCGCATGCCCGAATCCCTGATGGCCGTTAAGACCTGTTCGGCGATCCAGGCCATTTAACGCCCCCCTTTCACCGACACCATGCGCGGTCGGCGAGCTTGCCAGTCATGGGTCAGCACCTGTCCGGCCATGTCTTGCAGGCTGACGGCGCTGTTGCCGTTGCGCTGGGCGGTTTGCTCGACCGTGGCGATGGCGTTCATCACCTCGCGCACGCGGCCACCGCTTTGCCTGTGGATCTCGGCGATCAGGTCCGGGGCGATGGTGACTTCGGCCAGCTGGCGGCAGATCTCGCTGACATCTTCCGGCGTGGCCGGGTGGAACTCGACCACCTTGGCGATGCGGCTGCTGATCTGCAGGTGGCGGGCAATCTTGGCTTGCACCTCGTCCATGCCAACCAAAATCACCATCACTTCGGTCAGGTCGGACAGGTCGCGAATGGCTTCCAACACCTCGGCACCATTGCGCAGGCAGTGTTCCACCTCGTCGATCACCAGCGGGATCTGTTGCCCGCCCAGCACGCCGGCGATGCGCCCGAACACATCCTTGGCGCGGCCACGGCTGTCGAGCTTGAGGGTTTCGGCCAGCTCACGCATGAAGTAGCTGGGCGTCCATTCGACCTTGGCGCGCAGGTAGGCGGCACCGTTGGCAACAGCCCACTGGTCAACCGTCTGGCTCTTGCCGTAGCCTGCGGGGCCGGATACCAGCATAAGGCTGGCTTCCGATGCGCCGCGTGTCTCGACCGCGCTGATGCCGGTGCGGAAACGTTCGTAGTTGCTGATGTTTTTGACAAAGACCTTTTTCACTTTTAGACTCCCTTTCGTAGTTACTTCACGTTGCTACTGCTACAAGGCTGCCGGGTAGTTGCACCTATCCGGCAGCCACCTCAAAACCCTCTCCGAACAAGTCCTCCCACTCGCTGGTGTTGACGTACCAGTCGAGCCAATGGGCATCCTGTTCGTTTGCTTCTTTGGTGTTCGCCTTCAACCAGCGGTATTTGGCGGCGTCGCTGGTGAAGATCGGGCGCTGCACGGGCATGGCTAGCACGTTTGCAGGTTGTTCGATGGCCGCAACAGGTATGGGGGTGGGTATCTCGACGGCCGGAATAACCACTGAGGCCATGCTCTCGATGATGTTGCCGGGGCGCTGCGCCTCGATGTCGGCGATCTTCTTGCCGAGCCGCTTCTGCTGGGCGTCAGCACGCTTATCCAGGGCGATCTCGTAGAAGCTGCTCGGGCGGTAGTTGCGGGCGGTGTAGAAGGCAGCCTCGCAGATCAAGTCGCCATCCAGCGACTTGACCCATACGCGAGAGCCATCCTGTATGTCGTAGGCCACCATAACGGCGTCTCCGTTGAGGTTATCCATGTCCGGGTGGTGGTAGGTCTGGCCCATGATGCTCACCACGCCGCGCGTCACTGTCTTACGCTCGTGCACGCGGAATGCGTCTTCCAGATCAGCCCCAACCAACGGTTGGCGAGGCCAGTCTTCGGCAACGAACTCGGCCATGCGCTCGTTCGGTGTCATGTGGCGCTTCTTGCCGGTGATGGGGTCGGCGATCTTCGCCAGCTCGCGGTGTGGCATATCGTTGAATTCCATCACCACGCGCTTCACCCAATCCACCGCCTCTGCGTAGCTGCCAAACACCAGCCCGCAGCCAGCGCGCTCGGCCTCTGCTTTGAGACGCGCCACCTCATCGTTGTCGCCAACGGCCTGCGCCTTGACCATCTTCTGGGTGATCTTGTGGACGCGCTTATGGGCTAGGCTGTCCATACCTTTACCCTGATAAGTCGCCAGCTCCTTGGCGCGCTCGTCCAGGTATTTGTTGAAGTTCTCGGCGATGCCGTTGGCCTGGCTGTTACCCGGAATGTTGTGCACGATGCTGATGCCGCGCCGCGCCGCCACTGAGGTGACTGGGTCGAATTCCACGCGGTCGTTCTTTACTGAGCCAGTGTTGTCCGTCTGCCACACCACCGGCTCACCGTCTTCCGCGCACACCGCATACAAGCTTCCAAGAATGACGATCATCGACTCTGAAAGCCCTATAGAGCGCTCGTGCACATAAGCCTTGCGCGTAGCCACGTCATGGCTGTGCCAAACCTCGAAGGTGACGAACTTGCCAGAGAAGGGGTGTGGCGCGGTGAAGTGGGTGTTCCAACCGTCTGAATGCACCTCCAGCAGCGGCCACATTCCGTCATTCGTGCGCTTATGGCTGAACTTGTGCGGGTTCATCGCGCTGCCGGTGTTGCGGCCTTTTTGCTTGTCCAGCTTGCTGTATTTCTCGCGGTACCAGTTGCACACCACGTCGTAACTTGGCACCGGCTTACCCAGTGATCGCAGGGTTTGAGCCATGTTTTCATGGGCGGTGGTGATGTTCGGCTTCTGCGGGCGTTGCATCTCGGTGAGGAAGTAGGGCATCCACTCCTTCACACTCATATCGCGCCGAACCTTGCGCGGGATCAGCGCGTCGTCGCCACCTTCTTTACGCAGTTTGATCCAGCGGTACAGTGTGGTTCTGCCGAGTTTGCGAGCGTAATCAGGCAGCGCCTGACCTATGCGCGGCACCGCGCTGGCATGACCGCTTGTCCAGTCGATATCCCACCGAAAGCCATTCTTGTCATTGGCAAGACAGCACCACAACATCTGCATCGGTGACAACGCACCATCTTTGACGGACTGCAGCAGGATTTCTATTGATGCCGACAGCGTGATCCCGCGCGTTGTCGACGCGCGGTTGAGGCTGTTGAGGATGCCCAGCCGCGCATCGCGCACAATCAACTGCTCGGAATCAGCATCATCGGCACGTACAACCATCCTTGATTGGCGCACAGGAACCACAGATCGCCCAGACGTTCTATCCACCGATCTGCCGCCGCCTTCCATTTTTCCGGCAACTGCAACCAAATTCCCGCCTTGGGCGCTTGCTGCATTTCCGGGGATACAGGGCGGCTCCGCCCTGAAGTGTTGCGTGAGTAAATGCTTGATAACGACCTCCAGCACCGCCTTCGGCGGTTGGTATTCCATGCGCACACCACCTTTTCCGCCCTTGCCGGGCACTTGGCGCGATGGCCAGTGGTCGTTTACTGCGCGATCACGCATTCGCCGTTCGCTCGCTGGCAAACCAGCCAACTTCATCGCGGCCAGCTCGGCAGCGGAATACCAATGGGCGTTCATGCTGCACCCTTGAGCAACTTGATGATCTCCACCGGCGTCATGCGCAGATTGACCAGTCTCGCCCGCCCGTTGCGCCGATCTATCACCACCACCAGCGTGGCGTCACCTGTCAGCTCTGCCGCCAGATCGGCATCGATCCCGGCAGCGGCAAGCTGCGCATGTGCGCGGCCCATCTGCACGCGCCGCTCAAGCTCTCGGCCATAACGATGCACAGCGCTTTTGCTGATCCGGTGCCCGGATTTATAGAGTTCGGACGCAATCTCCGCGTAGTCGCTGAAATTGCTGTCAACAAGACGCTTGTCGATCGCATTTCTTACAGCCAGCGGCAGCTTTTCAATTTTTGATCTTGGAGGCATTTATTTCCCCTTCAGTTTGAATACGGCTTCCAGCAACTTCTTGCGCTCGGCCAGCTCCTTCTCCTGCCGGTGCAGCTGCGCCCACTCCAGCAGGGCCGCATCATCACTACTCACCACGCGCCGCCCGCCCAGCTTCTCGGCGAACAACCCCAGCAGCGCGTCTTCCTCCACCGCAGCATCAAAGGCCATCGCCCGTGCCAGCGGGATCTCGCGGTCGGCGTGTGACTGAGCTGAGTAGCCGTTCAATGTGGGCACACCGATCTTCTCGCCAAGGTAGGTCGACATGCGGCTGGCGATCTCTTCGCGGCTGATGCCGCGCTCTGCGGCCCGCTTCATCGCCTCAGCCAGGGCAGCCGTGATCTCTGCGTGACAGCCCAGCGAGCCAGGGCGGGTCGAGCTGGGCGCAAACAGATCGAGAGTGCGGTGATCGTTCATGTCAGGACTGACCCGTTAAATTGACGTTGCGCGCTGGGCGGGAACCGTTAAACTTCTCACTGGTGGCCATGCGCCTGCAGAAATGCGGGTTGTTCAGGATCTCGTCTGTGTAGCGAGAAGGCCATATTTCTTGAGGGGTAACACCTATCGCCTTGGCGATGATGCTTTCCACTTTGGGATAAGGCCGGTGCAGTGCTTGACTGACCGCATCCACCGAGCGATAGCCGTTTGCGAGCGCCAAACCTTTCATGGTGGTGCCAGTCTTCCAAACGGCGGCTTTGATGTCTTCTTTGTGCCAGTCCTGCGGGGTTGGTTTTTTTGCCAT